GGGACTGTGCCACCATACCCTGCAAAGCAGAACGTGGTTGACACGGAGTACCAGCATACGACTCTTTGGTGTGATGTAGTACGAGAATAGCAGAGTTCGTATCTCTTGCGAGATATTTCAACTCTTTGATTGTGGAACGCATGCCCGCAAACTCTTCTCCCCCATCGTTGGAGATGTCCATTAAGTTGTCTACAACGATAAGAGTTGGAGCACAGCCCCACAACTCTTCAAAGGCTAGCACCTCTTGGTCCAAATCAGCCAGCGTTGGTGCTGACTCAAAAGACCAAAAGACATGCCCTGAAGAATCATTGATGATTTTCCGTGACTCTTCGACTTTATCAGAGAGCATAACTTCTGCCTCTGTTTGAGTCTTGCCAGTAATCATGGAAAGTAGGCGCATAGCCATAGTATGCGCGTTTGTGTCGGCACTTACATACAACGTCGGTACTTTGGTACGCAACGCTATCGCAAGTGCAAGTGTCGACTTACCAGCACCAGGGGTACCAGCAATCATCGACACTTCCGACCTGCGAAAGATTATCTTGTTGTTGTCAAGCGTACGAAACACCGAGGGTAGTGGTTCACCACCGATGTCCGCGCTACCAACAGCACGGGCAAGGGTTCTCATGTTTTAGAATGTGCTCCATTCAGGCTCATTCCTGCGAAGGAATATCGCATCACATTGGTCAGGTGTTCCCTTTGGAGTAGGGCACATATAGCCCTTCCAAGGACCCTTAGCACTAGAACCTTGACGCTTGGTCATAGGACCATGCTTGCAACTACGTCCTGTCGGAGCAGTTGATGGTGTTGATGTTTGTGGTACAGGTGATACAGGTGTTGCGTTAGGGAACTGTGCTCCCACGTTAGCAACTGCCTGCTCAAATGATGGTGCTCCTTCGATAGAAGTAGCCATCGTAGTTAGTATTGATTCAGCACCTTCAGGACCAAGCACATCTGAAAGATGTGTCTTGAAGGAAGCAAAGTCATCTCCTGCGATGACAAAGATTCTTCCATCAGGCAACTTGCTGCTTACTTGGAAAGTGGCGTTAGCCATTATTCGTATCCTTTCGATTTATTTCCATTCATCCATTTGCAATAGGATAGCACACCGCAACGACCGCAAGAGTTCATGTTAGGCAAGAATGTCTCTGTCTTGCGCATCTTATCAAAGCCAGTCAGGATTTCCTCAACTCGCTCAGGTTGTAAGTGGTCTAAATCCCAGAGTGAGATACTACCAGTACGTGCATCCCAGAAGCCTGCCTTGTCGACAGTGAGACCCTGTTTGGAAAGAGCCCAACCGTAAACTGCCAACTGCAGAGGGTGCTTCTGAGATGACGCACCAGTTTTGATATCGACGAGGACCCTATTCCCGTCGTAATCAGTCAGCACACGGTCAATGGCTAGTTTCACCGTAGTGCTTCCTACAGAAATCTCGTATTGCTTCTCAATAAAATCTTCGTATACTGACCAGCCACGGTCAGGAGCCATGAACTGAGTCCAACGCTCAAACATCCATAGACCTTCGCCATACCACCATGACATATCTTCACGAGAGCGGAACTCCCATGTGTTCATGTCACCGTGTAGTGCTTCGTCTTCTTTAACCTGATTGAACCAGACTTTATTCCACAGTTCATCAATGTTGTTAGTGTCACCAAGTTCACCCTTGTCAAAGAGTTCTGTGGCTTTGTGGACAGCAGAACCGCCTGTAAACCAAACAGCATGTTTCTCAGGTACGGTTTTTAGTTTTGTTAGATAGTACTTCCATCCACATTCTAACCAAGTGTTGAAAGAAGAATAGGATATATGTTTAGGTAATTCGCTCATGACTGAAGTGTAGCACAGTCATAGCACTTCGTGCAGACGAAATCATTTGTCTCATCTTCGTTGTATACCTTTGAACGGAATGGAACTTTAACTTCGCATTCCATGCATTCAATCCCACCAAAGAATTCTCTCCATGGGTCGTCGTGAATAATTAATGATAGTTCGCTCATTCCCAAACTGTATCACAGTTGGGACAATCTTCGCAGTCTAAATCGCACTCTTCCCAGCCCAGCCACTGCCCTTGAAGTGAATCGGATTTGCCGAAAATACTTTGAATAAAACGTTGCCACAATAACCGCAATTGATTTCTCCTTCGTGGTTTAACGGAAGATTAATTTCTTGTGTATCGCCGCATGAGCGGCATTCGTAATCGTATGTTGGCATGGTTACCTTCCTATATGCCTGAACCCCAGATTCTAAGAAATGCCCCCCCTCCCCCCCCCAAAAAATTGAGGTGGCAAGGGGGCTGGGTCTGGCTTATGCCGTCACCCCGTCATCTGAAGTTTCTGCCCCACGGTTTCCCGTGAGAAAACTGTACCACATATAAACAAAAAAGACCCCCCAACCAAAAGTCAACCTGTGTAAATTGACTTTGAGTTGAGGGGTTTTTAGCCTCAGGGGTATATCTCTATACCCCCAAGAACTGAAAGTGTCTCAAATCGCCTTAAAACCCCCTTAAAAGGGGTATTCTAGGACTAGTTTGAGCCGCGTCCAAACTCGGCTGCTGAAGGGTCAAGCCACTTCAATACTGGACCGAGGAAGCCCGTTAGGGCTGCTGTAGCAAGAACCTTAAGGTCGGTCTGACCAGCAAGGTAAAGAGCGACAGCGGAAGCCGCTGCAGCGCGGAACCAAGTAAGTGCTACTTGTTTGAATTGCTCCACTAGATTGCCTTTCGTTTAGGTTTATGGACAGGGCAGCACGTGCATACTGCCACTGGGGTAGAGGGTACCACTTTTTTCTTAGGTTGGGGTTGAAGGACAGCCAATACCTGATTCACAACTTTAGGCTGGTTTAGCCACCAGAACCAAGGGCTAGTGTCATTAGCGAAATCAGGGCGAATAGAACAATGAAGGTGCTTATTGTGAGGGTTACTACCCACGTACTTTCTGTTACCTTGTTTAGCCTTTTCACGAGACCATATCTTGCCTTGGAAAATGAGATACGAGACACGCTCATCCTCCTTTAGTTTTTCAAATATAACGGCACAGTCGACCCCATTGGCAGGGTCGTGGGTCAAATCAACAGCAAGACCCGTGTTGTGGTCTGAATTCGGACTGGCTTTCTGATGCGCCAACGATGGCAATAATCCGTCGGACAGTTTCTTGCGCTTCGGAAACAATGCTGTCGCTTGACGAAGCACAGCAATAGCAGCAGGACTCGCGACCTTGACTACAGGTTTCATTCATTTCCTCAATACTTCTTTGACTAAATCGGTGAGTAGGTCTACTTTTTCTTCAAGGTTATTCACCTTGTCTTTGAGACTTGACCCGCCATTGGGCTTAAGTTCTGACAGATAATGTTTAGTTAAATGCTTCACTCCCACAGCAAGTGCCGTGACGAGAGTGGTGACGGATACGGCTAATCCAGCCCAATCAGCAGGTGACATGTTATACGGTCCTTAGGGTAATTTCAATGATTCCACCAAAGCCAGAAAACCTTTTATCGGGTGGAGTCAGACGGGTAAATGAAAGTTGTTCAATCGTAACCTGGCGAGCCTCACCAGTTGAGGTGGTAAGGTCTTGCCATTGGAGCACGTCACCATTGGCTTCAGCATTTTCCAATGCACGAAGGCGGTCAAGCGCTCGACCCTCATATCCTGTGACTACATTGAACCTATCGGTTTCAACATCGTAACAGAACACGGGAAACTTCAATACTCGCTGACGTGGTGTAGCGATAGTGGCTTTGGCTTGGTATCCCTTGAAAGTAGGACCAAGGGAGGAAGTAGTGCCATCACGGTACAAGGTAAACTTGTAGGCTACAAACTCTTGAGCATTCTCAGGCTGGGTTGTAGACACTTCTTGTGACGGAATAGACGAATCATATGAGATGTGGTCATACTCTGTACCATCTTCTGTCACAGTAGCAACTGTCATAGAGCCATAAGTAAACTGACCTCTACCAATAATGCGGCGGAAGTTCTTAGGTTCTAGAGTGTTGTAGCGAATGTTTCCTGTTTCAATGTATCCGTTAGTCACCAGAGTGCTGGCATCTTCGAGGTAGGTATAACCTACGTTAGTAGCAAATGCGATACGGTTGGTATTACCAATGAAAGAGCAAGCAGTTGTTTTCTTTCCTGTAACCCCTCCATAATAAACATCGTTGGCATAAGCAAAACGTAAGGTTTCAATCTCAGCACCAAGGTCAATGCGTGTTAGACCAGGTTCCCCATCAACATTGGTGGTTGCCCAAGCAAATCTGTCACGTGTAGCAAAAGCATAGACAGGTTGGCTAGTCTCCACAATGAGTGGACCATAGTTTAGTGAGCCGTCTTGGTCTGATACAGCAGCCACACGGATACCTTTGCTGGTACCAATAAGCATGTAGCCTAGATAGTAATGGATTGCATGACAAATTTCACCAGTAGGTAATTCTGCTGCTGTAATAGCCGATGTAAGGGTTGGCATAGAACCAGTAGAAACATTAAGAGTATATTTTTCAATCGTAGATTGAATGCCGTTATAGCCAGCAAGATAGATAGCAGGACCAGAAGAGGTCACGCTGGTATAAACATGGGTAGTAGATGGATTGGTGTAGACTGCAGTAGGCATAGAACTTGCCGTAGGAGCAAACTCATACACCTTGTTATCAGCAGCCATAACGATACGGTTCTTCACGTATTCCATAACTGCATTGGAGATAGTTCCAATTTCATCAAACATAGCAGTATTGGAGGTAGACGAGTTTCCAGTCAAGGCTTTCTTGTATACGGTTTTCTTAGTTGCTGTATTAGTAATCCAGTAAGCATTAACACCATCGTCGCAGATAGCAAATACCTTAGAATCGGTACCAGAGTTATAGTCAATAAAGTGAGTTTCGTTGCCGTTGCTATCAATCTTGTCTACATCATATTCATCGTGTAGCAAAACGCCTTCATAGGTAGACCATTGAATAGCACGTAGGTGTTGTTGGGTAACACCATTAGAGGCAATGTCGCCTGTAGTTTGATGGGTTTGAGTACAGTTCTTAAGAAGAGTTGCTTGTCCCTTGGTCCATACATTGACACCCTTAGAGTCATGGAATCTGTAAAGTACAGTTTCTCCAGCAGATGGGTCATAGAACTTGATTCCAGAACCATTATGGAAAGATGATTGGCTTCGCAGCCACCATCCAGTCAGAGATTGTTCTCCTGGCTCACTGCCATTATCAAACTGTTCCTTACGGAACGGTGCTGTCTGGCGGATATAAGGACGGCTATCAGAGATAGCATAGAAGAACGGCAGACCGCCAACGGCTGTATCGTACGATACGGTTGTGTTTTCCCAAACTGCTGAAGATGAAACGATACCTAAGTCAACTGCAATAGACCGCGTAGAGCGACCTTCGGTAATATCACGACCTGCCATTGTTCTCCTTTAGTAAGAATCCAATATCTTCAATAACGTCAATATGGTCATCTACGCTTCTTCTGATTGGGAAGATAAAGTCCACCACTTGTTTTTCCAGTCTGTTCTTCTCTTGCTTTTTCTTTCAAATGTTCCATTGACCAGTACAGCGCATAGTACCCAAAGTCAAGACTAAATCTCTTCATGTGTTTGACCAAGGCACCAGTATGTGCTTTTAGTTGTATGCCAGCCTGTTTCATCTTGCGGAAGAAGATAATATCTTCACCCACGAATTCATCATCTGCACCACTGCCGTGTTGTTCAGCAAAGAACGACTTAGTTGGTAGTTTCTCTCTCATCTTTTCAACCACACTGCGGTGCATCAAGAAGAGTCCAAAACCAGCCAAGTCACAGTCAACTAGTTCCATCTCTGGAAGCGGATGTAGATACTGAATCTTATTCTCACCCAAGTCCATAAACACACAAGGGAACGGACGCATCGTGGTTCCCTCAGGTTCTTTGGAGATAAAGTAGACGCCGCTTACAGCAGGTGCTGTCTCAGCATCCGCTGCGTGCCACAATAGGTACAAAGCGTCTATGGTCAGCACTATGTCTGAATCAACCCAGAGAAGCCAATCAGACATGTTGTTGTCATACCAATGGTCAAGTAACCGTTGACGTTGTCTGCTAATTTGATTACCAGATACGCGTACAGTTTTGTCTATCTTCATGCCATTGGCTGGCGCAGCCAGGGTTACGGCTAGCAACCCTTCGGTAAACTTGCCATCAGTTGTGCCGTTGTCACACCAGCCGATTGCTACTGTATCTGTCTTGCCTATCATAGTGTCCCCTATTCTTTAGGTATTAAGTATAGAACAATCTATAAAGATTGTGCCTCATCCTCGCCGTTTAGCCAGCGAACGTATGCCTGATAGTCTGAGTTGGCTTCATCTTTAGGAATCCAAGAAGTTGTGCCATCTGCGTTGTCGCGCTTAATAATTTCTGCGCCTTCTTTTTCAACGATTGAATACATTATAACTCCGCACTTATGTCAATGGTTGCTGTGGATGAATCAACAAATCTGAGGTTTGCTGGAACGTTGGCGGTGTATCCGCTGCCAGTTGTATCAATTCTGACGAATTTCTTACTTGGTCTGCCTGAACTGATAGCGGTAGCCGCTGCGGTATTTACTTGGAATCCCGAAGCAGCCGAAAAAGTAAAGGTAGGGGTCACTCGTTTTTCGGTAAAAGGCAAA